TTATCGACCGTATTTCTCTTCACACTTGACTACCTTCTCGGTGACGCCCTCCTGCATCTGCTCCGTGTTGTGCACATATCGGTCCATCGTGAAGGATACGGAGGCATGCCCAAGGCGCACCTGTATCTTCTTCGCGCTGATTTCCTGCTCCGCAAGGAGCGTCGCGTGGGTATGGCGGAACGAGTGAAAGCGCAGATCTGCGGGGAGATTCAGCCGTCGCTTGAGATCGGCGAAGAGATGCGTCACAGCGGTCAATGTGATTGGCTGCGTCTCGTCGCGCAGGGAGCGAAAGATATAGTCGCCCTTCGCGAGTGAAATGCCCTGCTGCAGCAGATGCGTCGCGAGCTTCTTTTTCCATGCGAGGAGATTTTGCACAGCGGCAGGGGATAGCGTGACCGTTCGTGCACTGTACGCCGTTTTGGTTGTGCCCTCGTACTCCTCTGTAGCACGTTTGCGGGCCTTGGATACGCGGATGGTCGCCGCCTTTTCGTCAAAGTCCGACCAGCGCAGCGCGACGATCTCACCACGACGCAGACCTGTGTCCCACGCAAACTTAAAGAGATGCTCGGTCTGTGAGCCCTGGATCGCGTCAAGGAGCGCGTGATAGATCTCCGGCGTGACAATCCCCGCAGCCGTCGCCTTGTGCTTCGGCTTTCGGATGTACTCCATCGGATTGTTCTCGATCAATCGCTCGAACTTTGCCGCCCGAAAGATCGACTGCAGAAGCGTATAGACCGCCTGCCTCGTCCGATCGCCATCAATCTGCGCGAGGATATGCTTCAGCAGAGAGGGCTTTACATCGGCGATCTTCATGGACGGCGGGATCTGTGGCAGAATGTGACGATTGAGAAAGCCTTGGTAGGCGGAGAGTGTCGATGCCTCAAGTTTGTCCACGTCGCGCTTCATGGCGAGGAACTCGTCGGCGAAACGGTGGAACGTCTCGACCAGTAGGAAATCCGAGATGTTCGCGTTCATGATGCGCCGCCGCTCAGCCTCAAGTTCCTGCAGCGTGTAGGCGTAGAAATAACGCCGTACCTTCTCACCCGTGATCGGGTTCTCAAGGATGACACTTGACTGATAGCGTCCATCTTTGCGTTTGCTGGGCATAATAAAACACCTCCGAAGGATCCGTTGTGGAATAATCCCCGAAGGTGTGATATACTTTGCTTGCTATGGCTGGTATATCTCTTCGGGGATGACCTGCTCGCCGCTCGTCGTGTTACCAACACGGTGGGCGGTTTTTTATAACTTAGCAAGATAGGTCATGGGGAATCCCATTTCTTGATTTATATCGTGGAGTATATCCTTGGGGATCTGGGCTTCCATCTGTTTCTCCTAAAAAGACGAATGACCCTAACGCCAAGGCGCTAGGGTCATCGTTGTCCAAGGTAGTGACCGAAGCCACGCCGAGGATCCTCTTTATTTGTATATTACCAGATACCCGTGCCTTTTGCAATAAGTTTAAGTTATTTAATTTTCACATAGCAACAGAGTAGGTATATCTCCTCGGAGACTATCTGCTTCACCGCTCATCGTGCGCCAACACGGTGGGCGGTTTTTATTTTATTCGGTGGATTCTTTTTCAGACCAGTTCGGATTGAAGTGCGGGTCACAGGTTCTCAGTCCGTCGATATGCTCGAATAAATCGGGCTTGATGGGGTTATACAGTGGGTCTAGAATGAAGTCAATGCCCTCCCGTCGTGCGAGTTTTGCAGCGGGGACGAAGTCACTGTCTCCTGAGATCAGGACAATTTGATCTACTTGCTGCTTATAGGCGAGAGATGCTATGTCCAGACCAATCTTCATATCCACGCCTTTTTGACTTACATCCAGCAGGAAATCCTGTTCTTTTAGGTCGGTAACTTGGAGAGCGCTACGGCACAGCTTTCGTGTAATATCTTCCCGTAGAAGGAACTGTGCCTGTTCATCAGCGAGCTTTCCCAATCGTATTGCAAACTTTCGTTTTTTCTTGAGCTGTTCGATGAAGGCATACATCCATGTACGCAGGTCTGACTGCGAAAAGTCAATTTGCCTTTGCAGGAGGGGATGGTATACCTTCTTATCCATCGGGAGACAGTCATAGTAAAAGATACGGTACAGATTGGCGACTTGCTTGCCATGATGGTACAGATGTCGACGACAATACTTGTTGAGCTCGTCTGCCCGTTCCTCGGCTGTTTTCTCTCCAAGGCGGCTTTGCGCTCGTCTGCGATAAAACCCACCGTCAACTAAGATCGCAGTTCTCATAAACCCTCCTGTAAATAAAAATGTCTCTGGATTCGGCAAAGCTCAGATAAAGGAGCTGCTTACTACCAGAGACGCTATTAGCATATTTACCTTGTGCCAATATCATACGTCTTTGGTAGAAAAATGTCAAGTAAGAATTACATACTACAACATACATTGCCCTGCTTTACCCCTTCAGCCCGACAAACTCCTCCGGCACGCCGACAGACGCCGCGATCTGGTAGATCGAGCAGTTGGGGTACTCACGCAGAAGCTCATCGGGGAGAAGCAACTCGACAGCACCTCGAAAACTCCATATTGAGTAAAACCTACTCTCATAGAACTCCTGAGCGTTAATGCCATAGAGAGAACCCAAAGATCAATCGTCGGTATCAGCATCATCGTCGGAACTCATCTCTTGGTCACTTGTTTCCGGTAAAGTTGGCTTATTTATATCTGTCAGTAGATTCTCGATATGTGAGATCATTTCATTCGTCTTGTTGCGTTCTTCTGTGGGGGCGGCGAGTGATGGATATATTCTGACGCCTGTGTTAAATAGTTTTATTATATTTTCCAGATTACGCGACAACTTTCTTTCTGACTCGGCATCAAGACCAAGTTCCTGATCGTCGTTAATAAGATGTACTGTATTTTCGCTCAAGGCGCGAACTACTTTTTTGATGTCTGATAGCATCTCATTTTCAAACTTGATCTTCTCAAGCTCTGCTTTCATATGCTGAATCTTTAAGTAGGAATTATAAATATTGTATATTCCGTCAACGATTATATTGACTATTTTCATAGCCGATACAGGGACGAGTAGGTACAGCCATGAAGAGCCTGCCTCTACACCATAAAACTTGACAGAGCCACATTCTTTAAGTTTCGGGGACGAAAAAAGCACATCAAAAAATGCCGAAAAATCTTTTGCAAGTAGTCCTATTTCGGACAGGCTGATTTCAACAGGTAATTTTATAGAAATAGTGTTTTCTACCTCCTGCGGGAGAATAGATTCAGCTAATTCTAAAATAGCATCACACTTTATTGAAATCTTTTCCAGGCGTGAATAAAACCCTCTAAAGTCGTCCTCCTTAACAACCACCATGTCTGAGGTATATATAGCAGCTAGTTTAGGGAAGTCGTTATATAGACTGATTATATGAGGCTCTAAACTCGGAATTTTTTTCAAATTATTTAGGTACGTTAATACTGTGTGCATGTTATTGACTTCGAGCATGGTAGAATCTGAACGATATTTATCTGTCCGTATAGATAGAATTTGTCGATTTTCTGTAATGATTTTTCTTACTTCGCTCAGTCGCATAATAGATCTTCCTCTCTATCAAAATACATTTCTGATCAGTATTCCCTACCAAACCTGTGTATCAATAAACCTTCCCAATAATAGATGCACCTCGCGGGGATCAGGGCGGCGTTGGTTGATGATGTGCGTCACCTGGTCACTGTCAATGTCAGTGGAATAGGCGAGCAAATGCGCGGCATATTCGTTCGCCTCTGCCTCAAGACGGCTGCGAACGTAATAGGCGCGGTCGGCGTGAAGATAATAGCCGTATCCTGCGTGCAGACGTGCGTGTCCGAGTTCGTGACATACTGTCACTTTCTCCGCTGCGTAGCAGAGTTCGTCATTCAATACAATATATTTTCGTCGCAGTACGTTTACCAGAAATCCTCGTATATCGTCGGGGAGGGGGAGACGTACTATTTTGATACCGAGATCGCCCGCAAGTTGGAACGGGTTGCCGGTGTGGTATTTGTTGACAAGATTTTTGACGCGGACTTTGATGTTAAACATGGCACATCAATCCTTCTTCCGCTTATTTTGCCTTTTCGCATCCCAAAAGACGAACTCAAGAGCATTACGCAGCTTTTGTTGATCCTCTTCACTGAGGTTGTATGTATCGCCATCAAACATGACTTCTGTTTTGTTGAGGAATTTCGCGAGGTCGTTCAAGTCTCGTTTGGAGTGGGGGGAGGTGGAAGATGATGCTTTCGGTGAGGATTCAAAAAGAGAAGCGTCTTTATCAACCAATTTGTCTATTGAAACACCAAAAGTATTGGATAAATTCAATATATCGTCTTGGTTAATAGAGGTAGTATACCCACGCTCCCAGTTTGATATTACTTGTGAAGATTTGTTGATTCGTATGCCGAGTTCTTTTTGTGTAAGACCGCGTTCTTTTCGGTAAAATTTTATCTTCTCGCTGATGTCCACGGCTACGCACCTCCGTTCGATAACGGTTTCATTATAGCACAAATAACGATATTTGTTATAAAAGTAACGAAATATGAGATTGTTCTATGTAAATTACTTGACATCAACGAATTACGTTAGTATAATACATATAACGAAATCCGTTATAAAAGAGGGAGGTGATATTGTGACGGTGAATCAAAATATCGAACGTGTTCGGCGTGCAAAAGGTGTGACAAAAACACACTTGGCAAAGGTGTTGGGGATGAGTTTGCAAGGATATCGCTATCTGGAAAATGGAAGTGTTCGTCTCGATGTTGAGCGCATGAAGGTGATTGGCGATGCGCTGGGCGTTGACAGTTCTATTTTTTTAGACGATAAACTAACGGATTCTGTTATATGTGGATAGAGAACCCTCCCCAACGAGTACCGCGAGGAGGAAGACGTGAGCGGGACAGAGAGGAGGTGAGACTATGAAACGTTTGATTGAATGGCTTGATTCGCTCGTCTATGACCATCAGGGGGTCATGCTCATTCTAGATATCATGTTCATTGCGGTCGCTGTTGTGTGCACACTCATCAACGCAAGAGTGCTATTACACTAGCGATTGCGGCGATGATACCCGCGACAGCGGCGGTTATTGCGAGGCGACGGTCTTTCATTCGTTCAAGACAATCGTCGCGAATGTTTAGACCGCTAACGGACAGGCGGAATTGATCGGAGTCTTTGAACTCGTAGCCCCTTACATAGTCGTTGGGGCGTGTTTCCCAGAACAACATGACCGTTTCATAGCGATACTTATTCAGCGTTCTTGTATCCATATCCATGGGAAAAGTACGCACAAAGTCATCGCCAATCAAGTCATAAAAGAACGAGCTGTCATGGTTGGGAAAAACCTTTCTGATTTGTGCGAAAGATATTTTCCCGTCTTTATCAGCAGCCATTACCAGTTTTTCACAAGTTTTTCGCGGATACCCCATGTAAATCACGCCCTTTCTGCGCTCATTGTACCACGGCAGGGAGGGAGCAACAACGGAGGAGATGAGTTAATTGCTAAAAGAAGATTACGGCGAACTGGGAAACCAGTTAGTTCATGCAAAGACCAAAGAGGAGTTTGTTGCGATCGGAATGCAGCTGGTTCAAACGCCGACATTCAAGAAAAGACAGGAAGATGTTCTCTCTAAGGAGTGGGAGCGTCGTCAAAACGAAGGGGGCACGAAGCACCGTCGAAAGAAACACCTTATGCTTCTGTTCTGGTTGATTGGCGCTGTTCTGATTGTTTCGTTTATTTGTCTGAATCTGATGCAAATGTGAGGAACGCGCAGCGAGGAACGAGTAAGAAATCCTTACAAGTTCATTGTAATGGATGGGAGGGAGATAGAACATGACCAAGATTGCACCGTCAACAGCGGTCAATCGGTACTATTTAGCCCGCATGGCGGCGGCAGAGTGCAACGATCGCATGAGCAGCCGCGAGGGCGCGAGTGAGGAGACGGGCATCGACCGAAAGAGAATGCAGCGCATCGAAATCGGTACGCTGAATCCGTATCCCGAAGAAGTTCTGCTTATGGCAGAAGCATACCACGCGCCGGAGCTTCTGAATTACCACTGCTCGCAGTGCTGCCCGATCGGACAACGAACCGTCCCCCGGGCAGAGCTGAACGAACTGGATCGCATCACGGTGAAGTTTCTCAGTGCCCTTGAGCAGATCAGGGATTCCGACAAGGAGCTTCTGCAGATTGCGCGGGATGGGATGCTCACGGCAGACGAAGTACCGCAGATGGAGCACCTGTTGAGTGGCATCCAGCGGATCGCCACAGTAGCACTTGAGATTCAGATTTATCTCGACAAACGCAGGTAAGGAGGAGAAACAATGATGGACGAAATCAGCACCAAGGAGAAGGAAGCCCTTCTCGAGATTGCCCGGAAAACGCTTGTCGGAATGGAGACGAGGGAGGACTTCGAGCCGCAGAATAGCGACAGCCTCGATTTCATCGAGACCTCCGTCTGGGGGATCGAGAAGGCGCTCACGGCAGCCTACCTACTGGGGAAGGCAAGCGCAAAGTGAGGAGGTGACCAAATGGAAAAACTGATTCCAATTTGGGAAAAAGCGGCCCTTACTGTCGAGGAGGCTGCCGCATACACCGGTGTTCGCATCGAGTTAATCCGTGCGCTGGCTCACGCCGCAAAGCACGGAAGGAACGACTTTCCTGCTTTCTGGGTGGGGACATCCATAAAGATCGCACGGGGACCGCTTCTGCAATGGATCGCGGATACGGCGGTCTCTCACAAAGATCTGCAGCACGCCGTGAAGATTGTAGAGAATGCGGATCAGCTTGAGATGACACGGCGGCGCGGACGTCCGCGCAAACGGATCATTGCCTGAAAGGAGGTGGCAGAAAATGCGTGAGTTTTGGCAGCCAATTCTGATCGGCGGGGCATTCGTCGCAGCAGCATCGCTCCTCTCTGGGGCGTGTAACCCATGGGACGACGGCAAGAACGCCGTGCTCGTTGAGGAGACCTACACGGTGCGCCCGGGCGATACGCTTTGGGATATCGCAGAGACGTATGTCCGCAAAAATACCGGCACGCGCCGGTACATCCTCGAATACAAGTCGGGGATGGAGGAGCTGAATCCGTGGCTCCTCGATAGGGCCGGGATGATTTATCCCGGCGATAAGTTGACCTTGACCTACTGGATCAAGAGTGAGGAGGCAGCAAAATGACGCAGTGGAAAGTCTGCCGCGAGATTGTCGGCGGGATTCTTCCGATGTGGCGGGCGTGCCGGACAGTAGACGGCATCGCGGAGCTTGACGTGCTGATATACGGCACGCAGAGCGAGGCGATCGCCCGGATGCACGAACTAAACGCAGCACTTAATGAGGAGGTGGAGAAATGACAACGGAACAAGCGGAAGAGCTCGCAGGCAGACTTGCAGAAAGCGATTTGTTCATTTGCGTGACAATGAAGCGAGGCCGCTCGCAGGAAGCTCTTTACGGAGAGACGTATAAGTTGATCGGCGTGGCATTTAATACGCTCTTATCGGCGATTGACGAACTCGAAACGACCGAAGAGCAGATCGCGCAGATTAGAACGTGCATTATGTTTTTGAACGATGCACGGATCGCAAAAGAAAAAGCGCCCGAGGCGGCGGTAACCGCTCTTGGCGCAAAGAAATAAGTTTTCACCGTGAGTATATCACGGATGAGGAGGAAAGACAATGCCAAAGCCCTACAAAGTAATTTTCACGCTCAACGGAATGATCGGCGTCACTGCAGCGAGCGAAGACGAAGCCGTTCTCCTGGTTGAGAATATGGAGCGCGAAGAGATCGTTGCGTATGCCGAGGAGCACGGATTCTCTGCGTTCGCCATGGAGGAGGAAGAGTAACGTGGCAAAACTTATCATGACGGTCGCCGAGATGGCGGACGAAAAGAAGTGGCTGGATGCCCGCCGCGAAGGCATCGGCGGCAGCGATGCCTCCATCATCGTCGGGCTGAACCGTTGGAAGTCGCCCTTCCAGCTCTGGCTCGAGAAGACAGGGAAGGCAGAACCGGAAGACCTCAGCGACAACGAGTACGTTTACTGGGGCAAGGTGCTTGAGGAGGCAGTCGCCAACCGCTTCTGCGAGCTGACCGGGAAGAAGGTGCAGCGGCGTGGACTGCTCCAGATGGACGACTACCCATACATCCGCGCCAGCGTTGACCGCATGGTCGTTGGCGAGAACGCAGGACTTGAGTGCAAGACCTGCAACGGATTCGCGGCAAAGGAGTGGGAGGACGACGAAGTGCCCGCCGCCTACTATGTGCAATGCCAGCATTACATGATGGTCACGGGTTGCGAGCGGTGGTACATCGCGGTGCTCATCGGCGGAAACCATTTCGTCTGGAAAGAGATCCCGCGTAATGACAATGAGATTGACCTCCTACTTCAGGCGGAGATCGACTTCTGGCACAAGGTAGAATCGGGCATCATGCCAGAGGTAGACGGCAGCGAGAGCTGCAAGGATGCCCTCACGGCAGAGTTCCGAGGCGGCAACGCAGAGCCGCTGACGCTTCCCGATGCGGCGATAGTGATCATCGAACGCATCCGAGCCCTGGATGACGCGAAGAAGAACACAGAGGAAGACCTCGAGCACCATAAAAACCAGCTCCGCCGGCTGATGGGCGACTACGAACTCGGCTACGCAGGTGACTACAAAGTCACCTGGAAGACGCAGGCAGGGCGCACGACCGTCGACAACAAGGCACTCAAGGCAAAAGAGCCTGCCATCTACGCCAAGTACGTGAAGCAGGGCAAGCCGACCCGCGTCCTGCGGATCAGCTGACACATAGAGAAGGGAGATAATCATCATGGCAAGTGTAAAAGGCGGCGCGATCCAGAAAGCGCAGGAACAGAGAGTGGCAGCCCAGCAGGGCGCACGCTCCATCAAAGACCTCATTGTGTCGATGGAAGGGCAGATTGCAAAAGCACTGCCCTCCGTCCTCACCCCGGAGCGATTCACGCGCATGGTGCTCACGGCACTCAGCACGAACCCGAAGCTCCGCGAGTGCACGCCGAATAGCTTTCTCGGTGCGATGATGCAGGCGGCGCAGCTCGGTGTCGAGCCGAACACGCCGCTCGGACAGGCATACCTCATCCCGTACAAAAACAAAGGGATCCTCGAGTGCCAGTTTCAGCTTGGCTACAAGGGGCTCCTCGACCTTGCGTATCGCAGCGGGGAGGTCACTATCATCCAGGCACACGAGGTGTATGAAAACGACGTCTTTGAGTACGAGCTCGGGCTCGAGCCAAAGCTCCGACACGTACCAACGACGGGCGAGAAGGGGGCGGTCACGCACTACTACGCCATGTTCAAGACCAAGAGCGGTGGCTATGGATTCCACGTCATGAGCCGCGCAGAGGTGGATTCCTTCGCCAGGAAATACAGCCAGGCATATAAGAAGGGCTACAGTACGCCATGGACAACGAATTTTGATGAGATGGCGAAGAAGACCGTCCTCAAAGCGTGTCTTAAGTACGCGCCGATCAAGACAGAGTTCACGCGCGCGCTGAGCACCGATGAGACGATCAAGACAGAGATTGCAGCAGACATGACGGCTACTGCAGATGAGACGGACTACATCGAAGCAGAGGCGGTCGAGGTAAGCGATGATAATCAGCCGGCAGAGGACGCCACGCCGCAGCCGAACAAGTTCATGACTTCCGCGCAGGACGATGTGCCGCCCAATGTGGATCCCGAGACAGGAGAGATTACAGGCTGACATGAGGCTGGTAGGGAGGCACATACACGCCTCCCTTTACCGGCGTAAATAGATACAGAACATAAAGGAGGACAATCATGGATATCACCATCAAGAAGATCAAGGCGGCAAAAGGAAAGCTGGTCTTTGAGTACGACAAGAAGGAGGACGAGGAGAGCCTCATCAGCACGCACACCTCGAAGTTCGAGGAAGAGCCAGAGCCTTCGTTCTGGTCGGCATTCGGGTATCTTCGCGCCGATGTGTGCCGGATTCTCGAGGTAGACCCAGGGCAGTACGCCAGGCGCATCGTTCCGACGGGCGTCAGCTATTCCACGGGCACTGACGGCTACGAGGGCGCGATCATTACCTGCGAGTACCACATGCCCAAGTCCGGAACGACGACCACGATCAACACGCCGCTCCTCCGATTCCCACAGGCAGATGAGCAGGTGGGGCTGCCGAGCTACTTTAGCGAGGAGACCGAGGAACACCTGCGTGACCTCATTCATGAGGCGGTACGTTATCTCGAGGGGCATCGCGGGCAGGGCGGACTGTTTGACGATGAGGGGCAGAATCCGCGCAACGTAACGCCCGAGGATTCTCCCGTGCGCCTTGCAGCGGTGGGGCAGAGCGGATCAGACATGAAGCAGATCGCGGGGTAAGGAAATGGCTGACAAGCGGTACTACTGGATCAAGATCAAGTCCGACTTCTTCGATCTCCCGACCATCGACTGGCTGCAAGACCAGAAGAACGGCTGTGAGTACATCGTCCTTTACCAGAAGCTCTGCCTTCTCTCTGCGAATAGCGGCGGGGAGCTGGTACGCAAGGTCGGCGATATGATCATCCCGTACGACGTCAAGAAGATCGCCGAGGTCACGCGCTTCAAGTTCGATACGGTAGTCGTTGCGATGGGACTTTATAAGAAGATCGGACTGATCGTCGAACGCGAGGATGGCGTGTTCGTTGTCGCAGGAATCGGTGAGATGGTCGGCAGCGAAACAAAGTGGGCAGAGAAAAAGAGACTGCAACGGGACAAAGGAGGAGACAATGTCCTTCGATTGTCTCAAAAATTCGAGGACAAAAAAGGACACTGCGAGGACAATGTCCCCCGTCGTGTCCCTCCTGATGTCCCCAAAAGTGCGGGGACAAATGTGGGGACACACGAGAGGACAGACGAGGGGACGCACCAAGGGACAAGTGCG